TCATGGGTCAGAACTCAATCGGCAAAGTTGGCGGCATGGGATACAACAACATGAATGTCATGGGCTTGCAATTAGTTGTTGACAACAATTTTGCATCAGGCACAATGCTTGTTGTTTACGCACCAGGTTTTGAAATTTACGAAGCACAACAGGGCGTTTTGTCTGTAGATGTTCCGTCAACACTTAGTCGCACATTTAGTTACTACGGTTACTTCTCAACATTCGTTGCCAAGTCATCGTTTATTCAGGGCATCGTAATCGCCTAGTCGCATGGCGGAATGACCCGTCATGGCAACTTACAAAACACAAACTAAACAGTTACTAAACAACTACGCCTGCATTAGCACGCTCGAAGCAAACGAGATCGCACTAGGTGAGTCAATAACGGTTGCGGTTTTAGCATCACCATTTTCTGGCACATTTACGGTGCTTGCATTGCCACAATACAAATTTACTGGCGTTGACTCAACGACTGGTGAACTGTTGTACGACGAGAATGACCCAGTGCCTAATCAAGTGTTGTACGCGTGCACAGGCACAAGCGTTGAATTTGTCGTTGACTACTCCGGCACTGTCACCTATACGCAGACCTGTACTTGGATTACTGCAGCGCAAATCCTGTCATGGATCGGCATAGCCACAGCAACCGCCGACGACACAACTTTTGTTACACAGTGTGCAAGCGCTGCCAACAATTTTATTTATCGGCGACGACAAGAATGCGGTTACAACGACTCACTAACAACTTCACCCGGTGGCGATGTCACGCTAGGCACGATCATGTATGGTGGCGCGTTGTACCGCCAGCGCGGTGGCATAAGCGACTTCGCATCATTTGATGGGATGTCTGCAGGCTCGACTAACGGCCTGTCGCCACTGGTTAAACAGTTGATCGGTGTTGACAGACCACAGGTTGCCTAATGGCAGCGCAAACATATAGCGATCTATTTAACACTGCAATAAACACGCTGGCAAGCACGCTTAACGCGGTTACAGGGCTTGTGTGCATTACTGACCCACGCAATGTGCAACCACCCTGCATACTGCTAGATGCGATGTCGTTCACGGCCTTTAACAGCAACATTGTTGACATGTCAATACCAGTCACTGTTATCAGTCTCGGGCCGAGCAATGCTGACGCATACCGCAACTGTCTAAACATTGCAGCCAAAGTCTTAGCAGCCAAAGTTGCAGTCACTGACGGCAGACCGAGCACACTGTCTATCGGCGGTGTCGACTACCCTGCACTATCGTTAAACATACAAATGAAAGCGAGCACAACCTGATGGATTACGAGGTAACTAGCAACCGTCTAAACGGACACAGGCGAGGCGACATTATTAAAGATGCTGACCTGGGCGATCTGACTACTGACTTGCTGTTTCTTGTTGAGGCTGGGCATCTATCCCCACTAAAAGTCAAAAAATCTGTTAAAACTATAGACACAGAACAAAAGGATTAACCCACATGGCAACTAGCGTCTACCTATCAAACCCTAAAGTAACGATTAACGCAGTTGACTTGCAAGATCAGTGCACTAGCGCAACCGTCAATTATGTTTACGAGCAGTTAGAGACAACAGCGTTTGGTGACACGGCACGCAAGTACGGTGCGTCAACAGTGACATCGTTGCAAAACAACAGCATTGAAGTTGAGTTGTACCAGTCGTATGCAGCAACAGAAACCGAAGCAACAATTTTCGGTTTGGTTGGCGTTACATGCAATATCATTGTGGCACCTGCTACAGGCTCTGTCTCAAGCACAAACCCGTTTTATACTTTGACAGGGTGTTACTTGGAATCTCACACACCAATTAACGCAAGCCTTGGTGAGTTGTCAACGGTGACTTTGACATTTTCTGGCGGAAATCTCGTCAAGACAACAAGCGCATGATCGCGCGGCACTGGCCGCTGAGAACTAACAACGCAAGACCAACCGAGAAGGTACACGCATGCAACTAACACTAAAAGCCACATTCAACGACGACACACAAGTAACAGTGTCAACAAACCTGATGACAATTGTGGCATGGGAACGCAAATACAAACGCAAAGTTTCACAAATTGCTGACGGTCTCGGTATCGAAGACTTGGCATACATGGCGTATGAAGCGTCACGCACATCAGGCATAACAGTCCCAGCACAACTAGATGAATACATTAAGTCGCTAAAGAATTTAGAGGTGGTTGAACAGAACTCCCCAAAAGTAGACGCGGTTCATACCGCTACGGATTAGCGCAAATTGTTGTGGCTACTGGTTACTGGCCTGCTGGCATCGCTTTTGATATTGACGATATGAACACTGTCATTGAACTTATTAACAAAGAGCGCAAGCAATGAATGTGTCAACGACTGTACGCATTGACGGCGTTAAAGACACAATCAACCAGTTAGGCAAAATAGATAAACAGTTGCAGAAACAATTTAAGGCTGACGCGACACGCATTGCAGAACCTGCGTTAGACGCTGGGCGTAGATCGTACGCTCGACTAAACAACGAAGCAGACCCTTACGCGCTATCTGGCATGTCGCGGTCGTGGACTCAAAGCGGTAGAAAAATATTCCCGTTAACAGTGCCTAAAGCGGTCAAAGGTGTAACAATGAAATTTGACACCCGGCGTAAAGCAATCGGTGTGATTCTAATTATTCAAAAAGATGTTGCAACTGCAGTGTTTGAAACTGCAGGTCGTAAAACATCTAACAAACTTGGCAGATCACTCGGGTCTATTGATTCGGGCAAGACTCGACTACTGCAACCAGCGGTAGATGGCGCGAAAAATAAAATTGAAAAAGAATTAACACAACTAATTAAAGATGTGACTAAGACTGTGCAGCGAGGTTTCTAATGGCTTTATCTATTCCGATCATTTCTGAGTATGACGGTGCAGGCGTAAAAAAGGCAATTGCACAATTTAAGGATTTGGAAGGCGCTGGGGCTAAGGCTGGCTTTGCGTTAAAGAAGGCTATGGTGCCTGCTATTGCGGTGCTTGGCGGTTTGACTGCAGGTCTTGGCCTGGCGACTAAGGCAGCGGTTGAGGATCAGAAAGCGCAAGACCTGTTAGCCCAACAGTTGCGTACTAGTACTGGCGCGACTGATGCACAAATTGCCAGCATGGAAAGTTTTATATCGGCATCGTCTCGCGCGTTTGCTGTCACTGATGACGAGCTGAGGCCTGCGATGGCGTCGTTGACTCGATCAACTGGCTCTGCGGAAGAGGCACAAAAATTACTTGAGACAGCGCTAAACATTAGTACTGCTACTGGCAAAGATTTGGAAACTGTCACGCTGGCACTCGGTAAGGCTTACAACGGGTCTACCAGCGCGCTAACAAAACTTGACCCATCGCTTAAAGGTGTCATTGACTCAGAGTCAACAATGACTGACATCACTGAGGCGCTCGCTGTTTCGTTTGGTGGCTCGGCAACTGTCGCAGCGCAATCGTTTGAAGGCCAAATGAAAGGAATGACAATTGCGTTAGACGAAACTAAAGAATCAATTGGCGCAGCACTACTACCAGCGTTGCAAGCGTTACTTGGAATACTAAAACCTGTCGCAGACTGGGCACAACAAAACACAACAACATTTTTAATCTTGATAGGCGTTATTGGCGCTGTTGCTACAGCAGTTATTGCAGCCAATGTCGCTATGAAAATTTATCAAGCAACACTTGTGCTGACAAAGATTGCAACAATCGCGCTAAACGCGGTAACGGCTGCAAACCCATTTGTGTTAGTTGCAGCCGCAGTAATTGCGTTGACTGCAGCAATGGTATTTCTTGAGGTTAAGTTTTCTGCGATGTCTCGAGCGTTTGACATGTTTGGTAACTCAATCATGATCGTGACCGGGCCGTTAGGTGTGCTTATTGGTATGTTGCGCAAGTTAGATAGTTTGCGTGAAAGTCTTGGCGGTTTTGATTTAGGCGGTATAAACATTCCTGGCTTTGCTAACGGTGGAATTGTCACAAAACCTACTTTGGCGATGGTTGGCGAGAAAGGCCCAGAGTTAATAACCCCGTTGACTGGCCCTAACGCAGGTGCAGGTCTTGGCGGTATGGGCGGCGGCGTAACTGTCAATGTGACTGGCGGTCTGTCGACTAGCGCTGAGATAGGTCAAGCGGTGGTTAATGCGTTGCGCGCCTATAACAGGTCTGCAGGGCCTGCCAATATTCAGGTGGCGTAATGGCTGGCGTTGCTGTTGTCGGGTCTGGTAACTACTCGCTAGAGATTGACACAGGCTTTGTGCAGGATGCGTTTATTTTAGATGACGCAGTGCAGGGCGTATTAAATAACACAACTTATGTTTTAGATGGCACAACAAATTTTGCAGAGGTGCTAGATGGTTGCACAACTGTCAATGTTAAACGCGGTAGACGCGATCAAGGAGACCAGTTCAGCGCTGGCACTATGACATTTACAATGCTTGACACTGACGGTATTTTCAATCCGTTTGACCAGCAGTCACCTTATTACGACAGCACGACACAAAAACCAGGACTAGCGCCTATGCGCAAAGTGCGACTAGCGCGATACTCAGACATCAATGTTAAAGAATATTTATTTACTGGCTACATCGTAAATTATGATTACAACTTTGCTTTAGGCGGTATTGACACGGTGACTGTTTATTGTGCAGACGACTTTTATTTATTAGCACAAACATATTTTGCAGAGTTCAATGTCAGCGAGCAGATCAGTAGCGCTCGACTAAGCGCGGTCTTAGATTTGCCAGAAGTTGCATTCCCGATAGCCCAGCGCGACATCGCTACAGGCACACAAACACTTGGTGGCGCTGCAGCGTACACAGTTGATGCTGGCACAAATGTTTTGGAGTATTGTTCGCGCATACAACAGGCAGAGCAGGGCAGGCTGTATATGTCTCGAGATGGCGACATTACATTTGATGCAAGGCTGGGCAACACGCTGTCAGGCTCGGTTGCAGATTTTCATGATGACGGCACAAATTTTAAGTACAACGGTGTTGGCATAACTTTTGAGGCAGATCAGGTGGTTAATCGCGCGTCAGTGACTATTGCTGGCGGTAACACTCCACAAGTCGCAGAGGACTTAACTAGCCAGGGCGTGTACTTTATACAGACTGAAAGCATCACAGAATCGTTGTTACACAATGACGCGGCAGCGCTAACACTGGCAAACTATTTGCTATCTGGCGAGCCTGAGGCGCGCTACACATCGGTGCAGACTGCGTTCAACATGTTGACCACAGCCCAGCGCGACAGCCTGGCGGTTATAGATATTGGCGACACGATTACGGTAGAGAAAACTTTTGCTAGCGGTGCTGGCACTACAGAACTGGCACAAGAGTTAGCGATTGAAGGTATTGAGCACAGCATTAACATGAGCAACGGCCACAGCATTGCGCTGTTTACTAGCCCTACCACGATTGTGTTTGAATTAATTTTAGATGATGCGGTATACGGTGTCATCGCCCCGTCAGACAATGTATTAGGTTAATCTAAGGAGCAACTATGGCAACACGACAAAGTTTTACAGCATCACAGGTTTTGACTGCAGCAGAGCAAAACGCGCTGGCGACAGCAATGATTGCAATTAACGCCCAGACGGGCACGACCTACACAACAGTGCTGGCAGATGACGGCAAACTAATTACTTGCTCAAATGCGTCAGCGATTAGTGTAACTATTCCGCCTAATTCATCAGTTGCCTACGGAATTGGTACACAAATAAATATTGCACAACTTGGTGCAGGTCAAGTTACTTTAGTTGCAGGTGCAGGCGTGACGCTTAATAGTGCTGGCAGTAAATTAAAATTAGGTGCGCAATACGCGGTAGCGACATGTGTTAAAACAGATACCAACACATGGTTTGTTGTCGGCAACTTAAGCGCATAAGTGATGCAAATACTTGCAGGCGTCGGTGTTAGCAACACAATAAAAATTACAACGATCACTGCTGGCACAGGTAATTTGTCGTGGACAGGTTCAGGCACTTTGACTGTTACTTATTTAGTGGTTGCTGGTGGTGGCGGTTCAGGCATGGGCGGTGGCGGCGCTGGCGGTTTGCGCGGTTCATTCGATGTAACTGGTGGTGGCGGTAGTTTAGAGACTGCGTTAACTTTGTCGACTGCAACTAACTACACAACAACGGTTGGCGCTGGTGGTGCTGGTGGCGAATTTGGTGGGCCTGCTGGCAGTGTCGGTAGCAACTCGGTGTTTAGCACTATCACATCAAATGGCGGTGGCGGCGGCGGTATTTTGGGCGACAACAACGGTGGCAATGGTGGCAGTGGTGGCGGTGCTCGATCAACAAACACGGCAGGTACAGGCACAGCCAACCAGGGATTCGCTGGCGGTGTAGGTCAGACTGGTGCTGGCACTGTTTCTGGTGGTGGCGGTGGCGCTGGTGTTGCTGGTAGTAATAGTCCGTCAGCAATTGTGGGCGGTGCTGGCGG